TTACCCGTACTGCAAAGGCCGTGGTAGAGTCAAAAGAACGTGAACTGCGTATAATCAAAGAATCCAACGAGCGTGAAAGCACAATGGATGAATTGCTACGTCCCTTAAACAAGGAAAAGCAAGAAGTCATGCGTAGTTTGCTTGAAAGTGTCCAAACTAACCGTTTGAAAAACGCTTTTGAAAAGTATCTACCAGCAGTGTTGGAAGATAGAACTGCAAAAGCCCGTAAAGTAATTGCAGAATCTGTCACCTCAGTAACTGGTGATAAAACTACTGTTCCCAGTGTGTCGGAAGATCGCAGCAACGTGATTGACCTCAAGCGCCTGGCAGGTCTTTAATCTTAACAAGGAGACTTAAATGTCACAAGAACTATTAGAAAGTCGTTGGGGCGAAACCAAAGAGGCACTGTTAGAAGGTCTTAATGGAACTCGACGCAATAGCATGGGTGTTATCTTAGAAAATACTCGTCGCTATTTGAAAGAGAATGCAAGTGCAGGTTCAACTGCTGCTGGTAACATTGCCACACTTAACCGTGTGATTCTGCCTGTGATCCGTCGTGTCATGCCTACCGTTATTGCTAACGAGTTGGTTGGCGTTCAGCCCATGACAGGTCCTGTTGGTCAAATCCACACCCTGCGTGTGCGTTATGCCCAGAGTTTGACAGACAATTCAGCAGCCGCTACCAGCGTGTCAGCTGGTGAAGAAGCATTGAGCCCATTCAAAATTGCTCAAGCATATTCTACTGTGCCACAAAACACAACAACTGCTACCGGTTATACTGGTAACAACACAGCTACCATGGAAGGTACTGGCGGTAAGCAAATCTCCGTTCAGATCCTGAAACAAGCTGTTGAAGCTCGCACACGTAAGTTGCAAGCTCGCTGGACATTTGAATCTGCACAAGACGCACAAGCCATGCATGGTATTGACGTTGAAGCAGAAATCATGGCAGCATTGGCTCAAGAGATTACCGCTGAGATCGACCAAGAGATTCTCTTGAGCTTGCGCTCACTGGCAGCTACTGAGTTCACATACAACCAAGCTACCGTTTCTGGTACAGCAACATTCGTTGGTGACGAACACGCCGCATTGGCTGTGTTGGTCAACCGTGTTGCTAACTTGATTGCTCAACGCACACGTCGTGGCGCTGGTAACTACGCTGTAGTTAGTTCAGCTGCACTGACAGTGTTGCAAAGTGCAACAACTTCTGCTTTTGCTCGCACTACAGAAGGTACATTTGAAGCACCTACCAACACCAAGTTTGTTGGTACACTGAACGGTTCTATGCGTGTTTTCGTTGACAGCTATGCTGCTGACACACAATCAGTCCTGGTTGGTTACAAAGGTTCTTCAGAAGCAGACGCACCAGCATTCTACTGCCCATACATCCCATTGATGTCTTCAGGCGTGGTGTTGGATCCAAGCACATTCGAACCAGTCGTGTCATTCATGACACGTTATGGTTACATTGAACTGACAAACACTGCATCTAGCTTCGGCAATGCTGGTGACTATGTTGGTGAGATCGCTGTGTCTAACCTTTCATTCTCCTAATCAGAGAATCCAACTCAGGGATGGGAAGGACAAAAAAGCACCCTCGGGTGCTTTTTTGTTGGCTATACTTTGAACCAGCTTAGATACTGTTCTATTTTCTTGGTGACCGTGGCCCAGTCGTCCTGTGCAGGCTGTCGGAATATTCGCATGCTGCTGTACCAAGGGCTGGAATCGCGATTCAACATCCAACGCCAGCATGGTGCAAACCAGTTCAACATCAACCAAGTGGGCCTGCCCAGGGCCGCGCTCAAGTGTGCAATTGACGTGTCCACACTCAGCACCACATCCATGTGCGCAATCAAGGCCGCGGTGTCAGCAAAACTTCCAATGGTACCAGGGTAGCGTGTGACTCCCAGTGCAGCCAGCACAGCATCTTCTTCGGGGCTGGCATCTACTTGTAGGTTGATCCATTCGTATGTGGGATTGTTTTTTACCAACGCCATCATCTGATCAAACGGCATGCCCTTGTGTGTGTTCAGCCAGTTGTCTTTGCGACCACTCCAGCAAAATCCCACTCGCATGCGTTTTTTTGGACCCAGTCGTTGTTGCCACTGTTGAAACAGGTCTTGATGCGCATTCAAATAGCTCACTACCTTGGGCAAGTTTTCTACAGTTATGCCCAGTACGCCAGGCAAGCTCATGATGGGGATCCAGTAATCAAACTCAGGCGGAGTGTCAGAGTATCTGCCCACCCAGTGTACCACGTTGCTGCCTGACAGCATGGGAATCAGTCCGTCCGTGACCTGGAACAACACTCTTGCTCCGGCAGCATGCAGGTTGAATAAAAATCGCATGAATTGGATGTTGTCTCCATGTCCTTGTTCGCCTATGACCAGGATAGCTCGGTCTCGAAGATCTTGACCAGCCCAACGAGGCTGAGCATACTGTGGTTGGGTGCCGGCCAAGTGTTCGTAATTCCAACGACATTCATAAGCTGGCCAACCACGAGCATAGTCACCTTGAATTAGATAACTCACTGCTAGATTGAATTGTGCTGTGGGATTGTCAGGCTGCAACACCAGGGCATGTTGTAAGAATGGTATGGCTCGTTGTGGCTGACCAATTTCACGAAGCACATTGCCGTAGTTGTTGAATGCTGATGCTGAGTCAGGATCGTCAACAAATGCCTGTGCATAACATCGGAGAGCTGCCATGGGTTGTCGGTCAGCTCTGAGTTGATTGCCTTGTTCGATTAGTTCTGATGAATTCATGAGATATTTACAGTATATACAGGGTGGTTAATTATTTTAACAGGTTTATAAATACAAGTCAACGCAATTCTGCGTTTTATGCGGCGCTAACCCACCGCGTAGCGACTAGAACTCGCATCGGGCTTCTTTAAGGAGAAATACAAATGGGAAGAGCTCTCAAAATATCAAAACGCGGTCCCGAACAGGGCGTGACATATCCTACATCAACCACAGTCAATCAACCTGCAGCCGCAGTAAACATTGACATTGGTTTTCCTAACTTTGGATCACTGACCAATCCAGTTTTCAATACACCTGTTCAAACTCTTGATTCGGCACAGTATCTGGGTGTTGTGGGTGGATTTCAGCAAGGTCAAGTGTCAGCTACCAATCCTATCATCCTTGCAACTGTGAATGTTGCATTGACTGCAGGAGGCAGCAGTGGTTCGGGTACTGGAAGAATCATACGTCAAAAAGGTTCACACAAATTCTTGGTGGCTCGTGCGTCTGACATCAATGACGAAGACATTGTGGCCGGCAACAGCTACATGGTTGTGTCACCTGGTACCACCAACTGGGCACAATTTGGCGCTGGCACAAACGTTGCACAAGGCGACATTTTCACTGCCACTATCAATGGCAGCGCCGCTGTGGTTGGCACTGGCACTGTGTGGGACGTGGGCATTTGCGTATTGGCCAACACAGGTTCTCCTGCTGCTGGATTCATGAGTATTGAATACTCAGTGGGCGACAGCGCCGCTGTGTACGCCAGCTACATTACCAACAAGTGGGTGCGTGACTGGAACGGCATGACCTACGGCAACTACAACAACGGTAACTTTGGACTAAACATCCAAAGCAGCGAAAACTTCTATGTCACCAACTTCTTCACAGACGAAGGCACTGTGACATGGTCAGGTGCAGAGATTATCAATAGTGCAGATGCACAAAATGGTAGTCTGCAATTGGCACAGATCGCTAATCTCACTTCTTAATTTTGCAAGTGACCCAGTCCTCCCAGCTACATACTGGGAGGATTTTTTATGAGCGCATCATTTGTACTGGGCAACGGCGTCAGCCGATTGGCAGTGGACCTAAACCAGTTAAAGCAACGTGGAAAGATCTACGGGTGTAATGCCTTGTACCGGGAATTTGTGCCAGATGTGCTGATCAGCACAGACAAAGCCATTGCTGGTGCCATACAAAATTCAGGCTATGCTCAAGGCAATCTCATGTACACTCGCAGACCCTTGCCAGGATTGGGAGCAAGAACTGTGCCCCAGCCCTACTATGGTTACAGCTCGGGTCCCATTGCAGTGGCTATGGCAGCCATGGATCAACCCTTGGCTGTGTATCTCTTGGGATTTGACATGGGACCCAAACCCGGCAACAGATTCAACAATGTGTACGCAGACACCGAGTACTACAAAAAAAGTTCGGCCAATCCCACATTCACCGGAAATTGGGTTAGACAATTGGTCACAGTGACCAAAGATTTTCCCTTGGTCAGTTTTCACCGTGTGACAGGCGATACCACAGCGGCAATAGCAGAGCTGGACAATATCAAAAATCTCTCCCACATGCCCATGACAGACTTTGTGGACCGCATAAATAATCAAAAGGATCTCTAAATGTCAGCAGTCAAAAATGTCAACGGCGACTATACCATTCAAACCACTGGTGCAGGAACAACTGTGGCCATCAACTCAACTGCACTAATTGTTCCTTCATACACTGACACCACCGCTAGAGATGCTGCTATCACCAGTCCAAAAAAAGGAATGATAGTGATAGCTGCCACCACGTTCTATGGATACACTGGCGCTGCTTGGGTGGCATTAAACTAAACTGAAAAACTGTAATCTCGTACTCTGGTAAATACAACTAAGAGGACGAAATTTACCTATGGCACAGCAGATCATCAACACCGGTGCAAACGCAAACGACGGCACTGGTGAACCCTTACGTGAAGCATTTACCGCAGTAAATGACAACTTCACGGAGATCTACACCGCAGGTCCAGTTGGCTCCAATGTACGCATTG